TCTTATATCAAATCTAGCTACTGAATAATCTTTAAATCTTCCTATTTGTTCACCATAATCATTATAAATATTAACATTAATTCTTTGTTCTTTTTCTTGATCTTGTGGTGATTGACCAGCTTCTGGCTGAACAATTCTAAATACTTTCTCAACTGTATAATGTTTTTGAGACATATCTTTAAATACTTTACCTATTTGTTCTAAACAAGGTTCTACAACACTACCCATCCAAGCCTTTAATCTACGAGTTCCAAATTCATCATTTGCAAGTAATCCTCTATATGTTTCATTTTGCTCTTGAGCAAACCCCATCATAGCAGATGGTACACCACTTATATATTCTGCATCAGCCTTACCTTCTTGAACAACTGTAAAAAAAGCATTATTAATGGGAGCAGGCAAGACAGGAGTCGGAGGATTGAATCCCTGTCTATACTTCAATAAGGCACCGGGTGAAGAGGAATACTGCTCCCATTCATCTTCTGGAACCGAACCTTCTTCATATAACCATCTAAGATTAGAAGCTAGGTTTGCATTATGTAGCATTATCTGATGAGACTTATTTATTTCTTGTTGTTTTCCTATTAAAGGCACAACTGCGCTCATCGGATATGGGGTTCCTGTGTACATATAAGGAATAGGTATTATTGGATATTCACTTACATTAATAATTTGTTCATATAAAAATATATCATCAGCCACACTACAAGTAAGTATAATTCTATTTTCATGGAATCTTACTGCATCTATTATTTTTGATTTAGATGTTTCGTTATCTACAAGAATCTTATAATCCTTTTCAGACATTACTTGTTGTTTAATAATTGTAGCTGCATCTTGAGCTTGAGACATCAACTGCATACGTTGTTCTTCAATAGCCTGAGCAGACATCTTTCTTGCTCTTTCAATTTCAAGCCTAGCTCTTTCTGGAATAATCTCACCAGCTTCTAATGCCTGTTGTATCTGAAGTTCTTTTTCTTGTAAAGATACTGAAATTTCTTGTTCAATATCTTTCATCTGTTCTTTTACTTGGTCTTGAATATTGTCTAATTCAGCAGGGGATGGAGTTACTTTTATATAAACATTATAATATGGGAATTTCTTTTTTGAATAAGTTTCATAGTATGGGAGTATATCATCATCTTCGGCATCTAAATTAACACCCATAGTAATATCTTCTGGTTGTATACTATCTGATAAAGGAACATCTCTATCTGAATATGAAACAACATCAGTACCTTTAGATGCTTTTTTAATTTTAGCAGCTTGGTCTGGTAACATATTTATTAAACTAGACCTAGATATATTCTTTCTTATTTGTATAAAAGTAGCATCTCTAAATAAAAAGTCTCTACTAGCAGGGTCTACATAAACATCATAAGGATCAATTCTATTAAATCTAACTTCTCCCATTCCTCTATCTGCATCTTTGTCAACATCTATTAGAAAATATCCTATACCCTTTGTCAGACTGTCAAGGACAATTTGACTATATAAAGATTTACCATTTGATAAATACCAACAATAATCTGCAATATCTGAAAAGACTTGCGCTACATCTACATCATCCCCAGTAGCTCCAACTGCTTTCCATCTTGGATTATTTGAAGTAACAAAGTATTTCATTATTTCTACAATAGGAGTAATCCTATTAATAGTAAAAGTAGGCATACCAGATGACTCTAATGAATCTTGTTCTTCCTTGCTTAATTGTTCATTTAAATAAAAATCATATCCTTTCTGACTTAACATCTGCCATCTTTGTCTATGATTACTATTAGCCTTTTCCCAAATCTGTTTATTTACTTGAGCTCTTGTTTTATTTGTTTTTCTTGCCATTACTTTATTTCTACATGAACCAAATCATCGAATGAATTATCTGCTATTTCGCCATCAGAATCCCAGTCGCCGCCCCAGCGAACATCCACACCTAGTGAATGCCCTATTCCTCGAATTAATCCACCCATATAATGAAATCTCTCCCTATCGTTCCAATCTATTGGATAAGGAGCTAAGTCAAGAGCTTTGCCAGCAACATGTTTACCAAACTTAGTCTTTGATTTACCTTGAGCAACTAATTCGTTTTGACGTTCTTGGGATCTTAGGCCCTCTATAATTGTTACATCCATAAGCTTTATAAGCTCGTTTGCAACATTTACAAGTTTTGCATCAACACCTTTTAATCGTTCTTTAGATCTTTTACCAAATCTAGGCATTACCCTCTTGGGCCTCCGCCAGAACGATCTCTATTATAATTAGTAGACCTTGAACCAGCCATATCTTTTTTAGCTTGAGATGCAGTTACTTGAGTTTTCTTAGGCTTGTCAGATTTCTTTGCACAACTGTAAGACCTTCCTTGCCAACTAAATGACTTAGCATCTCCACTACAAGATGATTTAAATGCAGACCTGAAACTTTTAGCAGATTTTGATTTCTTTTCATACTTAACATAAGTACCACCTTTTGTTTTAACTGCTTTTTTAGCTTTAGCTCCTACACGACCTGCTTCTTCATCTTTCTTAATTCCAAGTTTCTTTCTTCTTAATTTCTGTATAAAGTCAATTCCCTTATACTTTCCTAGTTTTCTAGGTTTTCTTTTTGCTGGCATGTTAACTCCTATTCTTTATGCTATTATCCAACTTTTTGCTTTTTTCTTTGGCTTGAACCAAGATTTCTTCTCTTTATCTTTCTTCATATTCGGCGGAAAAGCGTGTACTTGTGAATAATAAAGAGACTCTATGGTATCATCATGAGCCATTTTAGGGCCAAAAGTAAGAATTTCGTTAATTAAATCAAACATATTTTTCCGTAAATGTACGTTACCTGTACTAAAACGACCTGAAAGACCACTATATATACGATTTCTTTTGTTAGAACCACCCGGTTTCTCTGGAATTACAGCTATATCGAAGCGGTTTATACGTCTTCTTTCATCATTAAGAGCCTGAAAGATACTTCTATTCATAGCTACATCCTCAACTGTAGATGATGTACAACTATATTTTTGATGTAATTCTAGTATATAATCTACTACACCCTTCTTACCTATAATGTCTCCTGTTGATGGATCTTTACTTCCTATAGTGGGTATACTTCTATGTCGCTCATATTCTAAAACATATAATTCATTATTAGTATCTATAGCAATTACCATTATTACACTAAAGTCAGACCACTTTGTATCAATATCGGTAGCAGGGTCACATCCTATAAATGTATGAACTGGAATGTCTTCACCATTATTTACTATATAATTAATACCATCTTCATTTTTATAATAACCATTCCAATATTTTATATGTCTTCTAGTCCATACTGCGTCTTCTTCACTTGTTACCTCCATCATATATTCTTGATAGAATTTCTGAGGCATAGCAGAATCAGCGTAAAATCTTTTCTTCTCTTCTAGTTTTTTCTTATTAAAGAATGATTCCCAAAGGGGAGTATCTTCATCTATATAAGCTTTGTAGGTAATTACCTTCCAAGCAAATTCTTTATTTTCTTTTTCAGCTTTGGCATAATTCGTAAGCAAATTGTTAATAAAGCTATCGTAGTGTACAGGAGTACCGTTGACACGAAGGCGACCAGTGTGAGGCTCAATAGCAGGATAGACAACAGCGGTAACAAGATTAGCGTTTTTATCCCTTGCTTCTTTTGTGATTGTGTTTGCTTCATGTTCAAAGTCATCGAGTACAATAAGGTCATATCTTTTGTGTAATTTGGCTCCACCCCGTATCCCAGCGACATTACTCTTGGAAATGAGTTTACATCCATTAGATAATTCTATATCCTCTTCTGTCCATTTTTTACCTTTCAGGTCTCCGAAATAATACTTAATTCTATCATTAAATTCCAAGTGATGTCTTATATAGTCCATATTCCCTACACTTAACTTCTGTGTAGCTGATACCCAAGCATAAAAAAGGAAATCATCTTTACAAAAAACAAAGTCTTTTAATATAGATGCTTTTGTAAGAACTGTTTTACCATGACCTCTGGGAATAATAATAGCAGTTTGTTTAATTGAAAGATCATCTATTACATCTGCTACTTCATAATGAAAGAATGGAGTCTCACTTCTTAAAAAATCGTCAGGTAAAAATAATTTACCAAAAGCAATTAAGTCTGAATAAGCTAATTTAAGAGCTTCTTCTGCTTCTGAAACATTCTGTGTATTTATATTTGCCATCTATAATGAATTTCATTTGTTCATAAGATTTGGAACTATTCCCATCTTTATGATGTATATGTTGACTAGGCCCTTTATTAGCTAAATGCCAATATCCAAGTCTAGGTATTAAAATGATTTCGTTTTCTTCTTTTGTTCTTTCCATTGGTTTCTCTTAAACTCTAAAAATTTAGCGCCTTCATAGGGATTAAAGATAGTAGTAATTAATCTATTATCATCATCTTCATAATAAGGGTCTATTATAGTGACAGGAGCATTGAAGATATTTCTATCATCTAATCCTAACTTTTCAGCATAACTATCCATTATTTTAAATGATGCTACTTGTATAGCGTGACTAATAAGACCACTAGCTGGGTCTTTTAATACTTGATAACCTGATACATGAGTATGTCCACAAGTAAGTATGTGGTCTTTCCATCCCATCTGAGCTGCCTTTGCAACTCCATGAGCTGTATTCCACATTGAATTACCTTTAAACATATGTCTAGCATTTACTCTTATTTCTTTTCCATTAGGAAATATAAGATTTAATCTAGCTCCCCATTGTTCATATACTCCTGAATGC